ACACTTGATATTAATATGATTGGTGCTACCAATAAATTTTAGGTGATATCTACTCTGATAATTTTACAGGATTTTATCAGTTTACTGGTGGTACTAATGCTTTTACTATTCAGGTAGACCCAACTAATACTTATAGCTCAGATGGTTCTAATCAAAACGTAGCTGTTACTGGTAGTGGTAATACATTTACTTTAAACCAAGGTACTACCGCAATAGCTGCATCTCTTGACTTAGATTGGATTATTCAAGGCTCTAATAACACAGTTGTATCAAACATCAATATTGATGGTGCAACTAACTTTATGGATATAGATGGTAGTGATAACACAGTTAACTATACTGGTACGGGTGTTAACGCTTCAGCAGGTGGATATTTCTATTTAGATCATACAGGTGGACAAAGAACATTCAATATTCAACAACTGAGTACACAAGACAATGACTGGCTTAAAATTCTATCGATCGGCGGTAACGCTAGTTCTACTGTTTGTGTTATTCAAAACGACCAAGGTACAAGCACAAGCTGTTGATATTGGTGGTATATCTGAGCTAAGTGGTTCAGCACAAATAGTAAGAGACAAACCCTACGAAGCAGATTTAAAGTTTGCCATACAAAGCAATGATGAAGCTATAACTACAGACGGTAGAATGGCAATTAAATTCCTTGATGACTCTATAGTAAAACTAACCGAACACTCACAACTATTAATAGACGAATACATCTATGACCCTGACCCTAGTAAAACTAAAATGGCTCTTACTTTTGGTTTAGGCACAGCTAGATTTATCACTGGTAATTTAGGTAGAATAGATAAACAAAATATAAAGTTAAAAACACCTACTGCTAATATTGCCATTCGTGGCACAGATTTTACAGCTACTGTCGATGAGTTAGGGCGTAGCCTTATAATACTTCTACCAGACGCTTTAGGTTTATCTAGTGGGAAATAGAAGTAGTTACTGCTATGGGTACGGTACTTTTAAATAAACCTTATCAAGCTACTACGGTAAGCGTATTTGAATCTAAACCTAGCAAACCAGTTATATTGGATTTAACGTTAGATTTAATAGACAACATGCTTATTGTAACTCCACCTAAAAAAGAAAAAACAATATATGCTGAAGAAGTTTCTACTAAACAAGAAAGCATACTTGACTTTAATGAGCTCGACGTTGATTATTTAGATGTAGATTATTTAGGTGAAGATGAACTTGAGTTTACAGAATTAGACATTAATTTTTTAGATGTTAATTATCTTGAAGACTTACTTAATGTATTAGATGCATTAGCTATAGCAGAAGATGAAGATGCTTTAGCACAGGCTACTAGCACACAAATAACTGGTACACTATTAGGTAAAGACCCCGATACACAAATAACTACTTTAATAACTGGTAATGTTATCAGCTTAAGAAGACAAGTTAATGAAAGCGTAAGGTTAGATTTAAACGGTAGCGACGCCTACACAGTTATCTTTATACAAGATGGCATATCAAATGTTATCAAGGTAAATGGAGGGAGCGATAGTGTTATTACTATCACTCAAGGTAGCTAATGAAAAAATTAATACTCCCTTTATTGATATTATTAGTACTACCTTTAGTTTTTCAAAGCACACCTACCGAAATTTTAAAACTAAAAACTTTTGATAAACTAATACAAGAACAAAAACCTAGTGGTAATTTTGTTATATTAAACATCACAGAACAAGACGTAGAAAATGAAGGTGGCTATCCTTTACCGAGAAGAAGACTAGCTGATATTCAAGTTGAACTTATTAATAAAGGAGCTATAGGGGTAGGCTGGGTTATATCTTTTCCACAACCAGATAGAATGGGTGGAGATAAAATCTTTGCTCAGACTCTACAATATGCTCCTTCAGTAGTAGCTATGTTTGAAACACCTAATAATAGTTATCCTAAAACTACAGGCACAGTTATACGTGGACAGGAAACGGGTGGTTTAACAATTAGCGGAGTTAAAGAAAACTATAGTGTGTATAAAGAAGTGTTACAGGGTATGGCTATAGCACCAGTTGAAGCAGACCAGTTAGTAAGAAGGATACCCCTGTTATTAAAAACTCCTGAAGGCTGGTTGGCTTCTTTCGGTACTCAAATATATAAAGCTTTGTTTGATGTACGTACTTATATAATTACTACTAACGCTAACGGAATACAAGAAATAGCTATACGCGGTATACCTCCTGTTAAAACAGATAGTCTTGGCAGAAAGTGGATTAGTTGGGTAAAAACTCCAGAAACAAATTTACAAGAAATGAATGTAGAGGGTAAGTTTGTATTTGTTGGGGTTACTGCTAANGGGGTTATGCCACAGATAGCTACACCAGTAGGTTTATTAGANCCTCATAAAATTCAATCTGCTTTAGCTGAATCTATACTTATACAAAACAGCCCTTATATCCCTGATTGGTCATTAGCGTTAGAACTCTTAATATTTACTGTTGGTGTATTATTAGTCTGGTTTATATTACAACTTATGGGTATAAGTCTTGGTTTATTCCTAGCTACTTTAGTTATATTTATTACGGGTAGTATAAGTTACTACTTTATCAATAAAGGTATCTTAATAGATGTTACATGGACTTTGATATCTGAGTTTATAACTGGTTCAGTTGCTTTTTATCTTAGGTTTAGGCAGCAGTTTAAACTACGACTACAAATTAAGAAACAGTTTGAACATTACTTAGACCCTCGTCAGGTAAAACGGTTACAGAAAAACCCTGAACTATTGAAACTAGGAGGTGAAAAAAGATACGCTACGTTTTTATTTACCGACGTCAGGGGGTTTACTTCATTAAGTGAAAGCGTAGAACCTGAACAAGTTACGTACATAATGAATAAAGCACTTACTGCTCAGCAGTCAGCCGTACAAAAACATGAAGGTATGGTAGATAAATATATTGGTGACGCTATGATGGCTATCTTTAATGCACCTATAAACTTAGATAAACATGAAGATAAAGCTATTGAGTGTGCCTTAGATATACAGAAAAATATGATAGAACTTAATAAAGAACTGATAAAAGAAGGACTACCTAGTATAGCTATAGGTATAGGGATAAACTCTGGTGAAGCTGTTATAGGCAATATGGGTAGTGATTCTAGGTTTGATTATACGGCTATAGGTGACGCAGTAAACACTGCTGCTAGACTAGAGAGTTCTACTAAAGAAGTAGGTGAAGATTTAATTATAGGTCAAAATACTAAACAAAAGTCTAAATTTAAGTTAAAATTGTTAGAACCCATTAAAGTTAAGGGTAAAGCAAAGGCATTGGAAATTTATACGTATGAGTAAAATATTTATAGGAATTATATTAGTGTTAGGGTTATCAACTTTTGTTTTATGGAATCAAAACTCTAAACTTTCTGCTCTTAATCAAGCGTTTGAATTAAGAAGTCAAGAACAAAAACTTACGATAGAATCATTACAAAANGATTTCGCACTGCAAACTAAAGGTTTGTTATCTATACAGGCTAAAAANCAAGAGATAGAANCAGANATGAACCGTTATTTAGATATGTTTAAACGACACAACCTAACTAAATTAGCAGCAGCAAAACCAGGTTTAATAGAACCAAGAGTAAACAAAGGAACTAAAGATGTATTTGATAGCATTGAAGAAGATAGTCGTAGCATCGACAGTCTTGATAATGGCTTGCAGTTGCAGCCTGATACCAAGTAAACAGATAGAAGTTATAGCTAAACCTATACAAAGAACTATAGTTCAGCCTATACTACCTAGAGAGATTGATTTAAAAGATCCGTATTGGTATGTAGTTAGTGATAAAAACTTAGATGAGTTTTTAACTAGAGTAGAAAAAGACCAAGGACAGGTAGTATTTTTAGCTATGTCTGTGTCAGACTACGAGTTAATGGCGTATAATATGCAAGAATTAAAGAGGTATATAAATGAACTTAAAGAAGTTGTTGTCTATTATAGGACAGTTACTACAAATACAGAGGACTAAGAATATGAATATTTCACAAGAAGGATTAGGATTAATTAAAAAGTTTGAAGGCTGTGAGCTCGAAGCTTACGTTTGTGCTGCTGGTGTTTGGACTATTGGTTATGGTTCTACTAAAGACGTAAAAGAAGGTGANAAAATATCTCAAGAAGAAGCGGATAAATTACTACTGCATGAGATGGATGAATATGAAAGTTATATAACCGATAACGTAACGGTTGAACTTAAACAAAATCAATTTGATTCGTTAGTGTCTTGGGTTTTTAATCTTGGTCCAACCAATCTAAAAGCTTCTACTATGCTTAAAGTATTAAACTTAGGTAATTTTGAAGGTGT